TGACCCTTCATTAATTTTTTAATATCATTAAGCATTATATATTGTCTAAATAAAAAAATATTTGGTGTTGTACGAAAATTTTTGATTAGTTTGACTGCCGACACCCTTTTGAATTAATTTCATAAACTCTTAAATATTTCGATAAAATTCCAACATTTTCTTATCCTTGAAGAAAGTTTTTAATTTCATGTTAGTTTCCTTAACATATTTCGGATTTGCATTGACGAGAAGTTTATTCTTATCAAATGTATTCTTATCATGGGCGAATACAAGAATTGTTTTCATTGGGTCTAATTGAATAAAGGGTATCGTATAATTTTTGAGGAACTCTTTTTCTTCGGCCAATTCAGCTTCATCATTATATCTGGTTTGTTCCAATAATTCTTTTTTAAAGGCAAATGTACCACCTGTCGAATGCGTTGGTCCATATGGTCCAAATTTATATATCTTGTCAAGTTTTTTAAAGTATAGAAATATTGCCGAACTTCCCGCGGCTAAGACTCGTGGTTGCGAACGTAATTTATTTACGGCATGTGAAACTCTATTCGGCGGATAAAAATCATCATCATCCATATAAACAATTATTTCACCCGTGCATTTGGTATGCATGTAATTTCTTTTTCGACCTAACTTCATTTTTTCTTCCACTCTAAAGTATTTTACGGTGGGAACATCTTTGAATAAATCTTCCACGGAATCTTCGCCATCATCAACTACTATCCATTCCAATAATTCCGGTGGATAATCTTGTGCTTGATAAGCTTTAATTAGATTTGGAATAAATTCACGACGATTATAAGTTGGTGTACATACACTTACTTTTGGTTTACCGCTTGCTGACACATACTGTGATTTTTGTTTCTTTTTGCCTTTTCCCTTGCCTTTTTTAACCATATAAATAGTTCATTTGGAGAATTATTTATACCGAAAATTATTTAACTATTTGATATTATTATTTACTTTTGAAATATTTGCGATATGGAAAATTTTGATATTCCCATTGCCAATAATATGAAAATACTAGCAAAAGTCGAATATACCTTTGTTCCCAAATCATCACCATCTAAATATTCTTTAATTTGTTTATCACTAAAAAAACTTGTTATAAATACACTGTTTTTAAAATGTATTCCTTCTTTATCTTCAGAAAGCATCTCATAGGTTAACAATCCTACTTTTAAACTCCAAAAAATTAAAGCGGTTACCATAATACATGGAATTAGTATCTTAAAAAATTTAAAAAATGATTTTAAAGACTTCAAAAAGTTATTTTCGGCAAAAATGAAGTTTAATGGAATAGTAATGTTTGCGATAGTCCAAAAAATATTAAATGCACCAGCTAGTATTGGAGTCAAGAACCATGTTCCGATTCCCCAACATAAAATACTTACCAACATGGGGAAACTCATGAACAATTTAAAAATGGGAACAATTATTTTCTTCAATGAGTCCAGGATATTTATCCATTTATCGCCGACGCCCCCCTCTCTTCCCCAATCGAGCAAATTCTTACTTCTCAATATCATCAACACAAAGGAAAGGATAGCGGGCGGGACAAACCAAAGCAATAATCCCGTGGTTATGCCATCTGATAGAACAAAAACAACTCCCAATACTGCCAATACGATAGTTAAAAGGTACGCAATTGTATCAGCCCATGGGATTGGGACAAGATTGCCTGGTTCTGGAGTCCAAACTTTTAATAATAAATTAGGGTGCAAAAAGGGTAATGGTCCCAATACGGCGGCCGCGACCGCCTGTAGAATGGAGTTACCCCTCCGCTCCCAATCCGAACCGCGAAGAGCAGAGACTGCCACGTGGAAACCTAGCCATACAATCACCCATACCCCACAAAGCCAATACATTAATTTGGCATCTGTATTGCCAACGCCTTGGAAAATTTTAGCAACTAAATAATGAGGCAACATAAAAAATGCTCCTAAGAACGTCAGAATTTTCCACCAAAAAAGGTCAAAATAGTTTAGAGGTGGTTTATTTGGATTGGGGAATACAACATCGGGGTCCCATTCTGTAAATGTTCTCCTTGCATATTCCTCGAATTTTCGCATTTCATCACCAACATGTTTTTGTTTGATATGAGTATCATCGATTTCCTTCAAAGTAGATGTTAAAATCCACCCCAGCACGATGTAGAAGAGGATTTTCATAAGTCTCCCTTTTCGTAGCACTTCAAGAAAAGGAGTTTTTTTATTTCCCTCTTCTTCTTCGTTTGCGCCTCTTTCATTTTGTTTCGGTCCAAACTTTTCAATATCTATATTATATGCATTACTCAATAAATCAAAATAATTGTTCTCATTTTCTTTCTATTTTTTCCTTTTTTCTTCGATTTCTGTATTTAACTTTTTTACATCTCCGGTTGCATCTGCTTTAGCTTTTTCTAATTTTCTGATTTCCTCATAACTAGGTCCACTAAAAAGATTAATTAACTCCGATAAAAAATATTTGAATGTTTGATATACTGGTCCAAGAGTACCGTAAGCGATATGTATAACTGGTATCAAGATTAAAACCAAGTATTTTACAATTGGATTATCCGTTCCATACCCAACTTCTATTTTTTTATTTAATTTTACAAAATCTTCTTGAAAACATCGAGAGATTCTTTTAAATGTGTCATAATTATTCAATATTTTTTCTATTTTCTGTAATGGTGTAAGAGCAGCGGTATTTCCTTTGCCTTGTTCTGTTTTTTTTCTATTAAACTTTTTCATTAATTCATCCAAACTCGACATTTTACAGTCCACGTTCTTATCACTCTCTGCATTATTTGGAAATTTTCCACCACCACCTACTAGCTTATTCTTTTGATTATTCCTGAAATCATCAAATTTTTCTCCTTCGAAATATTCTTTGAAATGCGATCCTTCATCATTATCTCGAAACTTAGCAATTAATCTCACAGAACCATACAATGCCAGAACAATATAGGTTAATACCGTGGTCATTGTGATGGTTATTGCTTCAATATATTCTTTCATATCACCGCTATATTTTTTTTCAAATTCCAAATAAGCGTCTAACATTTATTATGTATATATTATATAAGAGATAATAATGCTTGATATTATTGTTAAAGGAATATCACTTTTGATTGTCGGGTTTGTAATGATTAATTTAGCAATTGAAATTTATACTAAAGTCACCCATGAGAATTTTATTGAAGGATTGACGGGCGATTTAACATATAACCCAATAGAATATGAGTCACCCATGGGACCAAAATATTTAACATTAAGAACACAAGCGTCGGGTGGTAGTGATCAAACTGTAGATGAGGAAGGAGCCAAAGAATACTGTAATACCAGAGATTCTTGTTTAGGATATGTTGTATATGACAACAGCGAAAACAATGTAAATGCAGTTCGTCAAAATGACGTATCGGGAAATCCACCATATGTATCAATACTAAGCAAAAAACAAGTAAATGATCCACGAGATCTTGAAATTGTCAAAACCGACTTTGAAGACAAAATTTATTTGAAAACAGGATTAAATGGCGAATTGTGTGACCTAAAGGCAAGGCATAATAATGGTACAAAAGCAATCAATGATTTTTTCAATTATATTACCGATACAACAAAGGGTTATGTATCAGATGCGTTTAAGAACAAATGCGGATACAAGGATAATATAAGACGAAGTTCCGCCCAGGAAGAACAAGATCAATCGAGAATAGATGCATACAACAATGCAAATTTAAAACCATTTGACGATGCCTGTGAAAAATGGGAAGAAATTGATGGTGGACGTACAGGAAACGAAACAAAAGAAGCACCTCTCAACGACCAAGGCGATACATATAAATTCATACGTTGTAAGAAGAAAAGAGCAAGCTTAAAGGATGAATGTGAAAATGATTTATGGGAGCATTGTATTAAGGAGAGGGAGAATTACGGTGAAGACACATCTATTTCTCAAATTGATACAAGTGATGGTAGTACAGGAGAAGAAGCAGGTTCGGGTAGAAGCACAGGAGCTACCGCATCTGAAGCAGAGTCTAGTGGCATGCCAATAGATCAAAATGCAGGAGATTTTACTTTAGCTGGTTCAATATCCAATAAACCCGTAAGCGAAAAGAAAATGTACGAAATAATAAATGACTTACTAACATCACATAGAATGCCAGTATCTTCTTTTATTTTGAACGGTAGCAAAGGTCTTCTAAAGCCGGGTCCAGGAGAACCCAAACCATATGATTCATTGTATAGAGTATATTAATTACTATAAAATAAAATCAAATATTATATTATAGTAATGTCAACAAAAATAGATAGAAGAATATTAATGGAAAAAGCCAAACTATTTGCAAAAATAGCAAGAGAAAAAAAAGAAAATATCAAAAAAAAATTATCAATGATACCAGAGGAAAAGCCAATAAATAAAAATCAAGGTAAAAGTCAAAAGAAACAGGGGAGTAAAAGTAAAAAGAAACAGGGGAGTAAAAGTAAAAAGAAACAAGGGAGTAAAAGTAAAAAGAAACAGGGGAGTAAAAGTAAAAAGAAACAGGGGAGTAAAAATCGAAAAATAATTAAAACTAGAAAAAAATCAAAATCACCGGAAAAAATAAATGAAAATTATTATGAAACAGAGAGAAATGAAAAAGAAGAAGAGGATGAATTCTATAAAAACAAACTAATAGAAGAAACGATTGATGAAAAAATTAAAAAATCGGGTAATATTTTTCAAATGATGGCAATGCCTTCACGCAATGAGACAAAAAATTCTGAAGAAATAGAACTGTTTACGGACCCTTGTAGAGTTTTAAATAAATTAAAGGAGAAAATTGGTTCAAAACATTGGAATATTGAAGATATTCGAAAATTGGACTTAGAAATACCAATGCTAAAAGAAAAATACCCAGGAAAAACAAAAAAAGTATACTTAGAAACAAGACCAATATATATACAAAATAATACGAAATTGTATTATGGGGAAGACTTAATAACTATAAAAGATGTAATTGGTAGAGGTTCTAATGGTGAAATAAGAAAAGCGATTGTAACCTATAATTATTTGGGTAAAAAGGGTGAACAAACAAATAAGAAAATAGCGATTAAATTTTGTTCATTAGATACGAAAGAAGGGAAAGAAGAATTTTTAATGGAAAGTATGATACAAAATGAAATCTGGTGTGACCAAAGAATGAATCCATCTATAATAGGTTCAAAGCGTGTAAAGTTAGTTCCAAAAATAGAATTCTTAGGAAAAATAAAAGCAAAATATTTTGACGCAGATACTGATAAATTCAAAGAAAAAATTCAGTATGTCATTGGTATGGAAAATTTGGACGGTGATTTACATAAATTTTTTAATGAAGGTGGTAATTCACATGCCAATAGAATATTATTAAGTATTAATGATTTAATAGGAAATGAGAACCTAAAAACTCCAAAAAAAAAATTAAAGCATGATACAATTAAATTAATGGAATCAATAATTGAAGTATCAGAAATTATAAAACTTATGCAGGATAAATACAGATTTATGCATAGAGACTTTCATGGTTCAAATATAATGTATAAGAAAACAAAAGACAAATATGAATGGTATATAATTGACTTTGGTATGTCAACCGCGACTGTAAACAGTGATTTTTTTATAAACAAGATTAGATCAGATGGTAGCTATTATGATTCGTGGTGGACACATACAAAAGAATTAATAGACAAAAAAATAATAAATAAATCACATGATTTAAGACTGTTAATATCATCTTTAATTCCCAAATTGTTATTTATTTCCCATTCACAAAGGAATAAAATTATTACCTGGGCAACTACAGGTACGGTCAATAATGAATTAAAAGAAATAAAAAATGCAGTTATAAAATACATGAAATTAACAAATTACTTATCGAGTATTTTAAAACAAACGGGATATTATATAGATATCGATGAATTAGACAAAGCAGTATTATTTTGGAATTATTACGAACAAGTTCAAGAAATTGACGATTTAAATTTTCATCCAGAAAATGTAATAAAAAACATAAAAGCTATAATGGATGGAAAATTACCTGAGCTAATTTTATTAAAGCCGGAGGATAGAATAAATGAAATACCTTTGAATTTTAAAAATTTCGGTATAAATATTTGATAACAATAGTTTTATCAAACAATTACAAGTCTAATATAATTTAAACATTAATGGTGTGATTAATATTTAAATACAACAACATAATGAAATAAAATGGAAAAGCATGAAAATAATCAAAACTTAGAAAAATTGACAAAAGTGGTGAATGCTCAATTAAAAAAGAATATGCATCAAGCTTTTTATGATGTATTGGAAGCACAAGTTAGCAAAGAGGAACCTGACTATGAATGGTTGACAAATTTATACAAGGAGATAAGAGATAAATTGACAAAATTATTACGTCCAAAAAGCAATTTATACAAGGAGATCATTGATACAATGGATTTAGAATTATTCGAACAAATGATTAGGAACAAAGCATTTACACCCGAGAATATGCAAAATTTGGTACTTTATGTATTTGAAATAACATCTAGGTTATGTTCTCCTGCGAGAGACAAATTAATTGAATCAAAAAGAGAAAAACTAGTAACACTAATGAAAAGTGAACACTGTACCATAGCGAAGGTGGTACCAATGTTTATCAAGGAGGCAAACGAAAGCATTGATACAATATACGAAGACATTGATAAATTAATGAATCCGATGGAGCCAAAGGATTTAACGTCACAGTCTGGAGAGATGGGGGAGAGCACGACACAATAAAGAATTATCTAGCATATTTCATATGAATCAAGCCATTTGCAATATGTATCACATTAAGTCGTTCTTCGAATACAACAGCATCAAAATTGTATTTGTATAAGTCATGATTTTGTTTACGCACGGCGATAGTTTCGCCACTATCGTTACAAAGTATATCAACAATATTGGACCCATCATTTTTCAATTCAGGCATAATGGTGTTAACTTCAATGACGATTTTACCGTATTTATTCATATTCATAGCACCCGTCGGTTGTTTATTTTTGTTACTGCTATCAATGCAAAAATTGTAGTGATATATTCCGTTATCGGAACAACTTTTCGTTCTCATATATTTTTCAATCATGTTATATACTCCTGAATCAAATAATTCTTCACGGTAATAACCATCCATTATTATTGCAGCACTATTCATTATATTCTTCGAATTCACACTAAGATTGTCAGTTCCCACATAACCTTTAACCCTTTTTATTATGTCATTGTCTTTTTCTTTAAAGAAAGTTAATTTATAGGGCAAACGGTCAGCAAATTCATGATTGGTATAGTTAAACCACTCATTGCGTTTATTTACATCGCTTCTTCTAAATCGCCACATATAATTGCTTACAAGATTGTTACTTTTTAAATCCAGGGTACTATTGCCAACTAAATTATTGAATCTATGTTCATATACTTGTTTGATTAAATAGTCATGAGTGTTGAGTGCGAATTGTGTGCGTTCTTTTTCCCCGAGAAATACATAATTGGAAATAAGATGTACATCAGAATTCCATTCATTGGTTAAATTACCCACAGCGGACACACTACCATGTAAAAAATTTCGCATTTGATGCAAGGTTTCATTGGGGTCAGGAGCAATACGAACACCGCTTCCGTCAAGGATAGTGAAGAGTTCGGTGGCAGGACGCATGGTTATTCTAACGGTAATTTCCTGATTTTGCACGGCTACTAACGGTATCGAATATTTACTATTATCACAGAACCAGCATTCTAGAGGTATGTACAACTTTCTGCCTCTAATGGAAGGTTGTGAATCAGAAGTATTGGTACCACTGTTTACATGTGCAATACCTCCTTTATTTACCTGGGGATAATAATCAACATAATTGTGATGCTGAATACTTTCATCGTTTTCGTCCGTAGAGAAAGATGAACATTTAATAAAATTGGGTATAAAATCTTCATTTTGCATGTGTTTACGAACATATTTGGCGGGGTTTTTCAATTCATCGACATTTCCAATCATTTCATCCCATATTTTTTTCTTTTCAGCAGTTAAATCACGTTCTTTAATAAAATGTAAATATTCTCCTGGAAAAGAGGCTAAGGTTGAGGACCCCGATAAAACATCAACTTGTCGAATCATCGTGGTTCCGAGATTATTTGCCCAGTTAAAATTATAAGTGGCATTTTTTCCACCGGCATCATAATTTCCGCTCCATATACTGGGAATATTTACAACCAGATAAGTATCATGTATTAAATCTCCATAACGCGGCAACTTAAAATCAAATACGGTATCATTATTGAACTGAAGATTACGTTGACCTTCGAAATCTATGCGAAAACGTTGCATTCCAAAATTAGTATGTTTATGGAATACGGTTTTAAAAAATGTTTTTTTAGGGTTACCATGTACAATAACATTGGCTTCGCCATAAGATACTAAATTCATTAAGCCACCAGTCATTTTAATATATAGTAACTAAATATTTAAATGTCAACTCACGGATTCTTTATTTTAATCTCATGTAAATATAATGTCAATTATCAATAAGATAAGGAAAAACCGAAAAATATTGTATCCTATATTTTATTTGGTATTATTCATAATTATATCCGCAAATATAGTAACACAATCTACCAAAGAATTCATAAATAAAAAGAAGGAGAGAGAAGCAAAGGAAGAAGGATTTGAGGATAATATACCCGAAGAAATGAAAAAAAATCGCATTAATTTCATTAAAAACTGGAATTTAGAAAAGACATCAGTAGTCGATAGATTGGGCGAATCTTATAAAGAAATCGATGAAAAGAAAAAAGGTGATGTGGCGGGAGAAATAGAAGACGATGACAAAGAAGAAAAAATCAATACTAAATTCATTGATGGTAATTCCAAAGGCTCTATGATAAGTGTAAATAATGCTGAAGGTAAGGCAATAAATTATATTATACCGTCTAGTTACAATTCATGTGTAGGTGGAAAATACAACAAAGGATACGTCGATAAAGAAATATTGCGCATGGTGTTATATTGTGGCGCACGTATGGTTGATTTCGAAATTTACTCAATTGATGGTAAACCAGTTATAAGTTGTAGTCAGAATTTAGAATTCAACAACAAATCTTCGATAAACGTTTTACCTCTGGGAGAAGCATTAGACGTGGTGGTAGAAAAAATGAAAGGAGAAAATAATGCGGGACCAATGTTTATTAATTTGCGAGTACATACTGCCAATTTAGATATTTACCGTAAGATAGGAGAATTGATTGAGTTTAAATTCAAAGCGAACAATTTGCTTTATCCTCCCACCGAAAAATTCATTGATACTCGAAGCACAGATTCTATGAATGCACATTTTAGAGAAGTACCAATAAACAAATTATCGGGGAAGGCAATTATTACGGCAAGTAACCCTGTAAATAATTTTTTCGACATAATAAGAGGGACACCACTAGGAGAAGACGACATAGGGCAATTTTACAATAATATTCACCTCATGGGATTAATACGTCAAAACGAGTTAGACGGTAATACATTAACCAATATTAAAAGATATACGGAAATTTCACCATATCAGTGTTCGGAAACAATAAAGGCGAAAAATATCAAAGATTGCTACAATCATAGTAGGGGTAAATTTCACATGATTTTACCCGATATAGGGTTTTCGACAGAAAATTTTGACTGGAAAATCCCCGAAGAACACGGTTATCAATTTATTTTCATGAAGTGGCAAACAGTGGACAAAAATATGGTATCATACTATAATATGTTTGTTAATTCGGAGACGATGTATATGAAGAAAAACGCAAACAAGTTATTGCGTACGGTATTGACCGAAGAAAACGAAGAAGTAAATAAGGTCTTAAAAAATCCGCCTCAACCTGTGAGTATAGATACAAGTATGAGATTAGATTAGAAAAGAATGATTTATATTATTTTTTATAACCATAATATAAATGAAATGCGATAGTAAAATGACATTCGAGGAATGTGAATTATTCATTTTAAGGAATGCGGTAGATAAAATGGAGAAAAACATCAAAATTAAGAAATTCAAAAATCCCGAGGTTGATACAATAATAAATATCGTGGAAACATTTTTAAAGAAAAAAAAGCGTATGTGTTATGGTGGAACTGCCATCAATAATATATTACCAAAAGAAGCACAATTTTACGATCGTAATTTGGAACTACCCGACTATGATTTTTTTTCACCGGATCCCATTAAAGACAGTGAGTCTCTCGCCAACATATATTACAAAGAGGGATTCAAAGAAGTCGAAGCTAAGGCAGGCGTTCATTTAGGAACATACAAAGTATTTGTAAACGGTTTGCCCGTGGCAGATATTACACATATGAATAAAAAACTGTATGAAAATTTACACAAGAAAGCGAAAATCAAATCAGGGATATATTATTCACCGCCAAATTTTCTAAGAATGTTGATGTATTTGGAATTATCACGTCCCGAGGGAAATGTTGGGAGATGGGAAAAAGTGTTCAAAAGGCTTGTTCTTTTAAATAAACATTTCCCAATAAAAGTTGAAAAATGCGACCCCGATGATATACAGCGTTCGTTTAAAATCCGCGACGCAAAAACATTAAAAACTTACAGTAAACATGTTTCAGTATCAAAAGATGTCGAAAAAAAGACATCGGAAGAATACATTTCATCTATTTTCGAAACAACACTTGAAACATTAATTAAAGAAAAAGTAGTATTCTTTGGTGCTTATGCCAACAAAATGTATTTACGTCGCCTAAGTAAATTCCGCAACCGTAAAATTCCAACTATTCCCGATTTCGACGTATTAAGTACCGAAGCCAAAGACACTAGTATAAAAGTAAAAAAAGCTTTGGAAGATGCAGGTATTCAAGATGTCGAAATTAAAAAACAACCTGGTTTGGGAGAAATAATACCCGTACATTATCAAATTACCGTTAGAGGGAATTCAATATGTTTTATATACGAAACAATAGCATGTCATAGTTTCAATGAGGTTAAAATTAACAATCGAGAAATTAAAGTAGCAACAATCGACACCATTTTGAGTTTTTACATTGCTTTCATATATGGTGACCGCGAATATTACGACAAAAAACGATTATTGTGTATGAGCAATTACATATTTATGGTGAGGCAGAGGAATAGATTAAAAAAATTCGGATTACTGGGGAGATTCAGTGAGACATGTTATGGTAAACAAATCACATTGGAAGAGATGCGTATTAACCGGAATCAGAAATACAAAGAATTACGCAAAGATAAGAATCAACAAGAATGGAAAAAACATTTTTTCAAATACGTTCCAAAAAGTCAAAGGGTGAAGAAATCCAAAACAGTTAATACTAAAACTCGTAAGAAAAAAAATGTAAAAGGTGGTAAAAGATTTAATTATAGGGGAAAAAGAAGATATAAAACAAGAAGAAAGCGTAAAAATAATAGAAGATAAGATAACTAGATGAAATTGGGATAATCTAAGTATAATACTTGAGATATTTGGTTAATCTATGGATATCTAGTTTTGAAATTTCATAATTTTCTTCAAAGAACAGGGTATAAATTTCGTCAACGGTGAATTTTTGCAATAAATCCACAAAATAGGATAACATGTCTTTTTTATCCATAAATAATTGAGAACACAATCCATCAACAAATAAAATATTGTTGTATTCTGTCGAATATTTGGTTAATACTTTCGTAAAGCGGATATTTTCAATATTATTTATAGTTTTAGAAGGTTTATGTTTGAATTTTTTATGATACAAAAATTGGTTATAAAAAGTTTTAATTAATGAGCTCAATTCATTAAGTGTCCATATTTGTTTTTGGAAGGTAATTCGATCAATATAATCCGCAAAACAAATGTTATCAAGCATCTTAATATAGAATGGAACAGACTTACACTTTGGTATACATTCTAGTAAATCAATTATATTTTCATGTACCAATAAACCAACGCTGGTTCTTTCCGTATCATTCATGATATGATTATGTTTTTCAATGGGATAAAAATTATTCAAAATCTTTTTGACGATATACTTTGTGTCTTCGTTATAATCACGTGACTTAAAAAGATTATTCAATGTGATTTCATCAATTTTCATTTTATTATTGACGTAAATTTGGTAAATGGAAGATAATTTTCTAAGGTCACCTTGAATGAAATTGGGAAACATATTCAAAAATTCATTTTTTACTTGCGGCATCAATAAACTTATTATTGCTTTAATCTGTTCTTTTTCAGGTGTTTTCAATTCAATGGAAACACATATTTTAATTATTTCTTTGATTTTCTTATCTTTGTGATAATTTCCAATGCAAATTATAGGTATCATAGTTGTTTCTTCTTTTTTTTGTTTTTTTGTTTTTTTTGGTCGAATCAATTTGATTAGACAATTAATGCCACCTTTATCACCATTATTCATTCCATCTATTTCATCCATCACGATAACAATTTTTTTCTTAACTTTCTGGAACATACTTATGACACTTCTATCGGTCATATTATTTTTGGTTAGATTTTTTATAACGTTTTTATTTCTTACATCTCCTGCATCATATTTGATTATATCATAATTCATTTTCTCAAGGGTAGAGTATACAAAATGTGTTTTTCCCGTTCCGGGATTACCATATACATATATACCTCTTTTTGTAAGGCAATTCTTTTTATTAGCTTCGAAATGATTTAAACTATCCATAAATAATTTTTCTTCTTTT